CATCTTGCAGGAAGTAGATACAATCAGGCCAGGCTTCCCAGCGATTAGCCTCTGCATCGGGGCTGCACCAGACTCGCGCCTTACCTTAAAGTCATTAGATGGAGTGGGTTGCGCCCTAAGTCCTAGAGTTCTAAGGTGGTCAAACGCTGTAACCTCATAGATCTGGTCCCGCTGCATACCCGCAGGATCACCCCATATCATTACTTGGGCATTAGGAAACCTAGCATTTAACTCAGCAAGTAATTGCTGGCCGAATCTCTCCAGACCCATGTCAGAAGTAACTATTTCATGCAGGACTATCCATCTGCCATTGTTTAAGCGTTGGCCTATAACCGCAGCAGGGGTTAATCCAAAGTCTAAACCTATCTGTATGGGCAGGGATGGGTCATATTCCACGTCCCCACTCATTAGAGCATCATTATATTCAATCCAGACAGGCTTACCTTCTTGCACATAGGTATACTTACCTTCTGCATAACACCTGATCCAGTCCAAGTTCTTGCCGGCAAGCATCTGTATGTAGTAACCAGGAGGCAGGTTATTGATGTTCTCAGCCCTCTGGTTGATCTTCCACCACCTACCTGATGCAAAGATATGGTCATTAGCTTCTGGGTTCTCAGGGAGATCTCCAGGAGCAACCTCTATAACTCCACCTGGTTGTTTAAAGAACTCCCATCCATACTTACCAGTAACCTTCTCCTTTTCTGCCATACGGAACCACCAATGATCGTCATCCATTGGGTTAGTATCCATCCATATGCCATGCCAAGAGGGGCCACCATCCCTTTGTGTGGGGTAACGACCAACCCGATGGGTAAGTCCGTCGATGACTGCTTTTGGCAGCTCTCGCGCCTCATTAACCCAAGCGCCGGTAAGCTCAAGGGACAGTAGCTTTCGGACATCCTTGGGCTGATCTAGCGCAAGGAAGATGACTTCGCAATCAATACCAGCGGCACCACCCCTAGATGGCAGTCTGATATGATGAGTAATAGGTGGGGTCCACAGCATATGTCCAAAGGTATTCTCTGGGAACATATCTATCCAAGTCTTGATAGTAGTGGTCTTCAGTTCTGGATAACTGTTTCTAACGATAGCAAAGCGGGTGTACCTTATCCCGTCTATAGGAGAAGGCTTCTGTTTAACAGCTCGCAGCATTATCTCAGCACAGCAGGCATATGACTTACCGCTACCTACGGCACCCATAATGCCTCTAACAAAGGCATCTGAGCGTATGAAGTCGTAGACTACTGGTGATTTACTGAAGTCAAGGTTAAGACCGGCAACCCCAACCTCTTTCTGGCTACGTTCTTTAGTCTTAGACATCAGGAGATCCGTTCTCAATAATGTCTGGTGTCCTAATATTAATACCAATAACACTAGGTTTATCAGAGTCTTGTGGAGAATCCAGCAATCCAGAGGCTTTCGCAAGCAATCTCAGCACTCCAACCTTATCAAACAGCTCTATATCTAGGGTATTGTAGGAGTTACCATCCTTATCAGTCCTAGTATTGCACTTAATGGACTTAATGGCTTGAAGTGCGTGCTCGGGGATCTCGTTAGATGGCTTTACTGTAATGTTACCTTGAGCATCCCACGACATGATATCCGTGAGCTTAGTGTTAGCCATAGATAACAAGGCGTAGGATACCGCTTCCTTGTTAGCTTCTAGTGTTGCAGATCTCTTTAAATCACTCTGTATCGTCCTGATACCACCGTAATTCTTCAAGGATGGTATCTTCTTTGCGAAACTATCTGACATTCATCACTCCGTCTGTGGGATCACATCTACAGCGACTAAGCATCTGCCACCCTTAAATGGAACACCTCTTTGTACATACAGCTTATCTACTTGGCTATCATCGTCATATACACCAGCATCCATCAAACTATCCAATACTGCTTTACATATATTATCTATATCAAACAATCTCTTGCTTCTAGGACATACGATGATACATACAGACAGTCTCGCATCCCCTAACTTAGGTACATTGTTCTCAGATACATAATCCGCTACAGCTTTCTTAAAGATAACTCCAGCTTTAGATATGAACCGTCTATTCCCATTAGCTCTCCAATAAGTATTAACTGAAGGGGGATATGGAAGCATTAACATCTTAACTCCATTTTAATCTGTCTTTAAGGAGTTTAAAGGCTGTTGCTGCACACAAAGGGACTTGCCCGTTTCCAATGGCTTTAAGTCTGTCCACCCTAGCGGCCACCCCATCATAGCTTCGTATGTAATAGGGTTTGGGTAAATTGTCCCAATAACCATCTCCCCATCCGTTAAATCTTGGAATTGTTTTTTTCTCGATTGAAAATTTGCAGTTCCTGTTGTTCCTTTGTAGTCGCACCTGGTTGGAGTGGCCCAGAATCCAGATTCTCTCTCTCTGGTGGTTTGCGCCAACATCGGCTGCTGAAAGCACTCCCCATTCCGCATCGAACCCCATTTTGGAAAGGTCTCCAAGCACTGTTCCAAGTCCTCGAGAAGTGAGCATTGGGCTGTTCTCCACAAAGACGTACTTGGGTTGTACTTCGCTAATAATTCTTGCGAACTCCTTCCACATTCCGCTTCGTTTGCCTTCGATTCCCGCTCCCTTTCCAGCGCAACTGATGTCCTGGCATGGAAATCCTCCAGATATGACATCAACAATTCCTCGCCACGGCTTTCCGTCAAAGGTTTGAACGTCATCCCAAATCGGGAAATGCGGGAGAAGTCCTTGATTTTGTCTGGCGCACAGTACGCTTGCTGGGTAGGGTTCCCACTCAACGGCACAGACTGTTCTCCATCCAAGCAATTGTCCCCCAAGTATTCCTCCACCAGCACCTGCGAATAAAGCCAGCTCATTCATAATTCCCTTAAAAAGATACCCGCCATAACTGTCATACAGAAGTATAAGCTATCTTTAATAAATACTGCAAGATAAATATAACTTGCTATTAGGGAGAGATGGATATATTATTATGTCTTGGGGGCATAACCCACCCCTCGCAAATGTAGTGTCTGACAGATGCGGATAAACGTGGCGTACAGTAAGTGTTTCCTTAGTTACCTTGCCAGGATTGGATCTACAAGGAATTATCGGGGCACAGTCTACTGAGAGATAACTCTCTAGCCTAGATAAACAAGAAGACACATCCTTTTAGGATCTTTCCCTTTAATTATACGGGTAAGGTTCTATCTGTCTCTAAAATCCCACCTCATCGCATACTTAGTCCACCCGCTATAACACGATCTTCTGTAAAACATATACTTAATACGTACCTCTTCTATCAGGTTCCGTTACCAAAAACAATTTTATATATAAAATTCAAAACACCACATAGCCAAGTGGTAAGCAGAAGTGGGAATCGCAAGCTCAATACAACACATCAACACAGAAGTGGGAAACCGGAGCAGAAAACACACCTCTTTTCAGGGTAAAGTGGGAAAACTAGGAAATCTACCGAAAAGTTGAGAGGAAGCCCCTCACCGCTACCGGTAGGGTAGGGGGGGGATAGGGTGCCTTCCGCCACAATCGCAATGGATACAGCGGCTTGCGCAGCGTGTACGTATCGCCAGCGTGTTCAGCGTGCCATATCAGGTGCATATCGCTAGCTGCGGAACAGGGGGAGCGCTACAGTGACGCTACAGTGTGGATAGGTACACTCGAAGCTGAGTTAACGTAATTCCAGATTCACACATCTTTTCCAGAATAAGAATATGTTCTTCAGTTCTTACAGAATTCCCACTTATACCCATAACCTCACCCCAACTCAACAGTGATTCCCCACTTTGTATAGGATTGACGGTAGACTCTGATACCTTATTCCCACTCTCGCACACTGTTATCTCTTTAACCTTACGTGGCCTACCTCTGCTCTTTTTAATTCCTGACATATATATACCTTTTGGTTTAGCTAATGGATGAATTGGTTCTACTAATTGAGATTGACTGATACCTATTGCATCGTCCGTGGTGATACTGGGGTCATACACCATCCGACGCACGCACCCCCTGATCCCAGGTA